ACGGATAACGGAGACCAAGATGGCTGCGATCAAATATGAAAACATTCGGTTGTTTACTAGGAGAGGTTCCTTCGAAGGACCACGAATTTCAGAGTTCCTAACTTCTAATAACATAGATTTCTTTGAGTCTGAAAGGTTAGATCCTGCAGAATCAGACGCCGAATTATCTATTCTTTCTCATGCTTACGGTGACAGCATCACTTCTCTTCCTGTTTGCGCTTATGAGTCTGTCTATTTTGAATCCGGATCATTAAGACATGCGAACAATGAGTTTTCTATCACTGTCAGTGGATTTCCAGCTAATTTCGCGAACGCAGCAGTCAAAATTTCATAGGGACGATCATGGCAACTGTAGCAACATTTTTAAAACCAAATCTCAAATCGACTTATAATCTTTGGAAATTGCTTTCTGCTGGTGATACAGTCACATGTTATTATCTGTATCTTCCAAAACGAGCAGCCAACGAAGATTATGCAGTAAGTGCTTCTGTTGTTGGCGACACTATCGGAAATAGGTACAATGGCAGAACCAAAAAAGATGCTGCTCAAGCAATAGCAACTTGGTTAAATGATAATGTAGCGACGTTCACATACACAGTTTTAACATTAAGTGATTTTGATCCAGCCTGGTGCGGATCTCCTGATTTAGAATTGATTCACAAAGCCTCAGAAGGTTCGTTTGATAAAGTTGCGCTCTATCATACTGCAGAAGATTTTGACGAAGATCACATCCAACGTCGTAAAGCTGCCGCAAAAATATTTGCAGAAGAATATGATTTTGGTGCCACTCAATTAGTTTATCCGTTGCTTGATGCAAATCTTGGTAACGTAAACGCAGTTCAAGATCTACCAGCTGATTTGTTAGCTCTCATTAATGACCCCTGGATTTCAGTTCGGCAAGCATATGTTTCAGGCGGCACTTCTAATAATGAAGTGATTGCTATTGAAAAGTCATTCCATCAAGCAAACAACGCAACTTACTGTGGGAAAGAAGATGACGGTTGTTGGTTTGTTGACGGTCATCCTCAGTTTGGAAGTTACATTGAATGCAGTAAGACTGGATACAATTTCTTAACGATCCATCCCTATTTCAAATATCTAACAGTCTAAGATTATAAATAGCCTCAGAATTAACTTTCGGAGGCTCGAATGGCTGTTCCTACAACCAGAAATACGTTTAAGGACTATTGCCTTCGTCGACTAGGATACCCTGTTATCGATATCAACGTGGACGAGGAGCAGGTTCAAGATCGTATTGATGATGCTCTAGCAAAATTCCGCGATTATCATTACGACGGAACCGAACGTGTTCTGATTTCACATCAGGTTACTGCTACAGATAAAACAAACAGATACATCTCACTCGATGAGGATGTGATCGCTGTCACACGTGTAATGGATATCGGCGACGCGATCAATGGGTCAAATCTTTTCAATATCCGATACCAAATACACTTGAATGATTTGTTTGACTTTTCGAGCAGTTCGTATGTGAGCTATGTGATGGCAATGCGTCACGTCGAAACACTCGAAGAAATATTTGTAGGATCTAAGCCAATCAGATTCAACAGGCACCAAGACCGTTTATATATCGACATGAACTGGACCGATGATGTAAACACAGGCGAATATATTATTATTGATGGATATAAAACTATTGATCCAGATGTTTATGCTGATGTATGGAACGATCCTTGGCTAAAGAGGTATGGCACTGCTCTAATTAAACGGCAATGGGGTGAAAACCTCAAGAAGTTTGAGGGCATGCAGCTTCCAGGCGGGATACAATTCAACGGTCAAAAAATATGGGAAGAGGCATCCGACGAAATCAATAAGATTGAGGATGAGCTGATTAGTTCGCACAGCTTGCCTGTAATGGATATGATTGGATGATAGATGACCACAAATAAGTATTTCAACAACTTCACGTATGGGCGCGAGCAAGACACGCAAGATGACCTGATTGTCGAGGCAATCAAAATCTATGGTCAAGATGTCAAGTATATGCCACGCACACTCGTGAAGGAAGATGACTTATTTGGCGAGGATATTTTATCTAAGTTTGAAACTGCAGTCGACCTCGAAATGTATATCAAGAACACGACTGGGTTCGAAGGGGAAGGCGATTTCCTTTCCAAGTTTGGTTTAGAAATACGAGATCAGGTCACATTTACCGTTGCAAGGAAAAGATGGGATCAGATCAGAACAGAAAAACTTGTAGACGAGGTTGGTTTCACCTATCAAATCGAAACAGCAGACACTGGTGCCTATGCTAACTCTCACTCATTTCTTTTAGAATCGGGTTCAGCAAATGGGTACTCTATTACATCTAGTCGACCGAATGAAGGCGATCTTATTTTCTTCCCACTCAACGAAAAGCTCTACGAAATCAAGTTTGTGGAGCACGAAGAAATATTCTATCCCCACGGCAAACTTTATACATATGATCTAAGCTGCGAGTTGTTCCAGTACAGCAGTCAGCAACTAGATACTGGCAACACTTCGATAGATACTCTCGAGCTGACATACTCAGCCGATCAATTGATGTATCAGTTCACGCTAGAAAATGGCGACACGCTTTCTGGCGAAGATGGCGATTACATTATTCAAGAGTACAGGCTCGAAACTACAGACAACGCAGCGAACAACGAGTTCTTTACGCAGCAGTCGTTTGACTATATTGACTTCAGCGAAACGAATCCTTTCTCGGAGGTCGATAGATACTAATGTTTGGGTCGCAGTTTTATAATCAGTCGATTCGCAAATATGTTGTCATGTTCGGCAATATGTTCAATGACATTGTCGTTCAGCGTCTGAATAACTCAGGAACAGTTATACAGTCAATCGCTGTTCCTATTGCGTATGGACCGAAGGAAAAGTTCCTTGTTCGTATTAGTCAAGATCCGAGTTTAGATCGAGAGGTTGCGCTTCAACTTCCACGTATGGGATTTGAGGTTATCAGCTATACATACGATCCTGCTCGTAGATTGCAACAAACTATAAAGAATGCTGGCGTTTCGACTACAGATCCAACTGTAAAGAATTATCAGTACACACCTGTGCCATATAACCTCGGTGTAACTCTTTCTATTTTCGTACAAAACGCCGATGACGGTGCACAAATATTAGAACAAATCCTACCATATTTTGGTCCAGAGTGGACGAATACAGTAAATCTTGTTCCTGCTCTGAACCTCAAAATGGATATTCCAACAATTCTAAACGACGTAGCAGTTGAAGATACATACGAGGGAGACTTTGTTTCTCGCCGAGCTTTGATCTACACGCTGAACTTTACGATCAAAGGATACTTTTATGGACCTGTTCGCAGCTCCGGTCTTATCACAAGAGTTCAGGTTGACTTGGCATCGGCGAACGGTTTGGGTGATGTTACTTCTTCTGATATTAGTAGGACTGGTCGTTCTAGCAGGATAGTCATAGTTCCTGGTCAGTTTGCTAATGGATCACCAACAGCTAATTCGGCAGCATCAATTGATCGTTCTTTGATCAGTGCAAACAGCAACTTCGGGTTTGCTTCAAACACTTTCTTCTATACGGATGGATTGAAGTATAATCCGAAAACAGGCGGTGATTTATAATGATCACTGAAGCATATATGCTGCAGCTAATTCGTGATAGAAATATGGACGTCCTCAAGATAAAGGATAGTCGGCAAAAAAGCTGGGTTGAAATCCGTGGAAAAAAAGGTTATGAAATTGACGGTTATGATAAGAAAGATAAACTCCACCGCATTTTAGACCAAATTGGCAAGTCTGCTAATATGAGTGATCTCATGAATGGTAAACCTGTCAACATAAATCCAAAACATCCAGATGGGAAAAAAGCTCTGGGTGTGGTGAAAAGAATAATGGGTAAAAAATGAAAACACAACTTGAAAAGAACTTAGAAGATATGCTCAACCTCCCAGTCGAGGAGCAAATTGCAGACGAGCAGGTTCCTGTAGTTGTAAAGAATAATGACTATGAGTTTGCTCGCGAAAACCTTCATGACATAATCGGTAAAGGGTCGAAGGCTCTTGAAGAATTGTGTGATGTCGCGAACGCGAGCCAGCATCCACGTGCATACGAGGTTGTCAGCACACTCATAAAAACTCTCAGTGACGCAAACTCCAACTTGCTCGATATACAAAAGAAAAAGAAAGATATCGAAAAAGAGGATGACAAAGGTCCGAACAAGGTAACGAATAATCTATTTGTTGGAAGCACAGCAGATCTTCAAAAAATAATAAACCCAAGGAAAGTTATCGATGGCTGAAACATACCTTGGAAATCCCCTTCTCAAAGCTCCTGGTGTCCAAATTGATTTTAGTAAAGATGAAATTGAGGAATATGTTAAGTGCACAAAAGACGCAAAATACTTTATTGAAACATACATCAAGATCGTCAATGTAGACAAAGGTCTCGTTTCTTTCAATCTTTACGACTTCCAAGAAAAGATGGTTGAGACATTTGTCAATAATCGTTTCAGCATTTGTAAGCTGCCTCGGCAAAGTGGTAAATCGACTACAGTTGTCGGTTATATGCTTTGGAATATATTGTTCAACGATAATCAGAACTGTGCTATCCTAGCGAACAAAGGGCAACTCGCTCGTGATCTACTTGCTAAGATACAGCTTTCGTATGAAAATTTGCCGAAGTGGTTACAGCAAGGTGTTATAACCTGGAACAAAGGTAATATAGAGCTGGAAAACGGTTCGAAGGTCGTTGCAGCTTCTACCTCATCATCCGCAATTCGAGGTGGTTCGTACAACCTGATATTCCTAGACGAATTTGCGTTTGTTGGTATGAATTTGGCTGAAGAGTTCTTTGCATCTGTATATCCTACGATTTCTTCTGGTAGCACATCGAAAATCATCATCGTTTCAACGCCGAATGGTCTGAATCATTTCTATAAAATGTGGACCGATGCGATGGAGCAGCGCAGCAATTATGTTCCTATTGAGGTACACTGGCGCGACGTCCCTGGGCGCGATGATAAATGGCGCGATGAAACGATAAGAAATACCAGCGAAGATCAATTTCGTCAAGAATTTGAGTGTGAGTTTATCGGCAGCGTAAATACTCTAATTGCTCCGACGAAGCTCAGAAATCTCGTATATCACACACCCAAAAAAGAAGAATGGGGTTTAGACTACTATCGTGCACCAGAAAAAGATCATGCCTATGTTATTTCTGCGGATGTTTCCCATGGCGTTGGTTTAGATTATTCAGCATTTTGTGTATTCGATGTCACCCAACTTCCATATCGGCAGGTTGCCAAGTACAGAAATGCTGAAATATCGCCTATGCTATTGCCCGAAATTATACATAGATATGCAAGGTGGTATAACGATGCATATGTGCTTGTAGAAAGTAATGATATCGGCGGTACAGTTGCCGAGTCTTTACACACCGAACTTGAGTATGATAATATGCTGTCGACTGTCATGAAAGGCAGAGCTGGGCAGCAAATCAGTGGTGGTTTTGGTGGTGGCACAGCACTTGGCGTGCGTATGTCGAAACAAGTAAAAAGAATTGGCTGTCAGACATTAAAGGATATGATTGAGTCTGACAAGTTATTAGTACAGGATTTCGAAACAATCCAGGAACTGTCTACATTTGTAGCGAGGAGGCAGTCCTATGAAGCCGAAGAAGGCGCACATGATGATATTGTTATGACTATGGTAAGTTTCGCATGGCTCACGAGACAACCATTTTTTAGAGAATTGACAGATACAGATATAAGAGCAAGACTGGCAGAGGAAAAATATCATGCAATGTTAGATGATTTGACTCCTCCAGGATTTATTGATGATGGACAGAGTGACGAAGTATTAAGTATTGAACGTGGGAGAGCCGATTCGGGATTTTGGTCATCGGGTCTGTAAGACGTGATTTTTATAAATAAT